GTTTTATTTATACCCGTCCGAAGATTCTCATCCGAGTGTATTCTGCAATTGTTTCGCGGAGAGGTTTTACCCAGTTATCACGGTGTTCCTTAAATACCCGTGGTTCGTTCTCATCAATGGCCATAATGGTCACAATGTTGGTAATAGGAATCCCAGTGCGCTCCTCGAACATAATCGCGTAGGATGTTTCCTGCATGAAGTAACTGTGAATGTCTTCCTTCTCCTTCACTCTCTTGGATGTTTTAATGTCAATAATCGACAGCACACTATCAAACTCTGCAATAAGATCAACTCTTCCTGCAAGACCCAGATGATCGGAATACAGAGGACACTCTTGAAGTACTATGTTATTGACTCTCTTCTCGAGGATGGGTTTAATCGTACCAAAGGTATGCCATAGATGCGGCATATATTTCTTTGGATCCAATGTCTCATTATTCAGATAACGTTCTGCCATCTTATGGACATCTTCACCGCGAGCAGCAGCCCTACGAGAAATACGGTTGGCTTCTTCTTCACCGACACGTTTGCGCCATGCAAGAATGTCATTCTTACTCAGTATCCCAAGGACCGTAGTGACGGATGGGTACTTGGTACCTTTCGGCGTCATGTATGTGCGCCCTGTTTCTAGGGTCTCACATACTAGGTCTTTATATCCTAGATCAATGGGTTTATGCGTAAAAATCATTTAGTATCTTCGTATTCTTCGTAGCTCTTGAAAACCTCTTCGGCATCAATGGGACCGCTCAAACGGAAGTCCTCTTCGTCCTCATTCGTATGAGTAGGACGAGCATTTTTCTTTTTGTTCTGGCGACGAAAATTACGATCGAATTTGTCCGATTCGTCAGATTTGCCTTTGTTGTACATATTGCTTATTTTTCTTTGCGAAGGAGTTCTTTTGTCATGATATAGTCTCGTACGATTCCGGATCGCACGATGTCCTGCCAGCCGAACTCGGACTGATGGAAGTATTTCATCTGAGAAATGATTTTCATAAAGTCGACGATACCGCTCTTGTCCTTGGATTTCTCAAGGTCGGATTGGTAATAGTCGCCGCACATAATGAATCGGCAGTCCTCACCCAATCGAGTAATGATCGAATCAAGTTCATGGAATGTGAGGTTCTGCATTTCATCCACAATCACAATAGACTTGCGCAGAGTGATACCACGAATAAATGAGGTTGTGAGGAATTCCACGGTACCCTTGGCCACCAGTTTATTCCATGCCAGTTTATCACCAAACAGTTCCGCAAGGATACTAATGTAGGGTGTAAGATATGTTGCTTCCTTTTCGGAACGGTCGCCCGGAAGGAAACCAATGTCACGTGTCGGAACAACCGAACGAACAATAATGATTTTCTCGTAGGGAGATTCACCCTTCATTACCTCCTCAAGTGCAAGGTACATTGCCATAAAGGTCTTACCCGTACCCGCTGCACCAGAAAGGCATAGATGATTCTTTTTCTTGTACGCAGCAAACACTTTCTTTTGAGTCAGAGTCAACGGTTCAACAACCCTTAGATTGTTGTAGGAAATCAAAGGAATTACCGTTGACGGTTGTTTGTTTTTCTGTTTGTTTTTCAGTTTGGCCATGAGATTATTTTGTTTTGATGGAATTCTTGCGACCCGAACCCTTCTTAATTCTCTGTTGTATTTCCTTCCAGCCATTTCCGGCACGGTTGTACATATCCTTAAAACCAGAATAGCTCACTTTCACTGCGGTGACTCCGCGGGACACGGCACCAATCTTATGGCAGGATGGGCATTCGGCGGTCGTGGGCTTATCGCGGTCATCAATAGGAGTCATTTGGGTGAACTCGTGTCCACATTCTTTACAGTGATAGTCGTAGTTTGGCATATTAGGTAACAATGAACCATTCTGGAACATTGCGGTTTGACCAGGTCATTTTAAACCGATCCTGCTTGGTCTGATAGAACTCACGGTATGAACGCACGGGATCATCGGGGTGCATACATTGAGGAAAGGATTTCATGGCAAGTTTAAACTGCGTCATGGGACCGCTGGGAATGGAAGTTGGTGGGTCAATAAGGTCTTCGAGTAACAGTTTTTCCGTATTGTGGACCTTGCCGTAACGATGAGTGTATTCGGTGCACAGAGCATCGAAGTGCTGGTGATGCCATTCGTAGTTGGCAATACTTTCCATGGTCCATATTGTGCACGGATGGTGCATATGAACGGCTTTGTAGAACTTGGCGTCTTTTTCTGCATTCGGAAGCAGCCATTCCTTACCCTTGCGCCAACGAGCGGGAAGAGAACCGGCAACATATTTCTTGGTCTCGCGCATTGTACCATCGAGCAAACGATGTGCAGTGCAGAGCATCTGCGCCGATTCGACAATCATTTTGACGACGTGCTTATCGCATTGCAGCTCAGCTGCAATGACGGGGTCACGGTCTAGGACAAAGATATTCATAATGTAGTGTATATCCTATACGGATACGGTCAAATGTAAACCATTAATTATGCCGCTTGCATAATCTCTTCTGATTGGAGAGATTCAATTACTTCCTTGATAAACTGTTGCTTCTTTTGCATACCGGTAATGGATAGGGTATTTCCTTCTTTTTGCAATCTCTGGATATAATAGTCTAGATCAGTATAATCTTGCTTGAGTCTTTCCAGTTGTGAAGCGATCATGTGTTTTTTGGTTTGTTTACTACCCGACATGATATAGAAGACGCAATTGCGCCTTTCAAGAAAGTGTTAGAGCTCAATGAGTTTTGGCCAAACTTCTTGGACCAAAGCCTTAGTGAGACCTTTGTATTTGCCCGCAAACTTCTTATCCTTTACGGCAAGCAGAATCTCTGCATCCTTTGGATGGATACCTTCAAGCACTTGAAGAAATATACGTTCACGCTTGACCGGCATTAATTTGTCTCCCTGACCCTTCTTTACAAAGTAGGTCATCATCTTGGTCTGGCGGAGAAGTGATGTCGGAGTGAGACCTTCCTTTGATACATTTGATTTGTATTCGGGGACTCCTGGAGGAAGATTAAATTCAATGAAATCATCATAGGCGGCACGGAGAATATCCCTGAGACCAAGTGAGTCATACTTTTTGAGGACATTAATTTTCTCCACTCTCGTTGGAGCAGCGGCAGCCTTTTCAAGGATTTCGTAGATTTCTAGTTTCATAGTGAATTAAATTCCTCTGCACATTCAATAAGTTGAGTGCATCGTTTTGATATAAGATAGTTTAGGACGTTTGAATTGGGTTTCACCGATTCAAAGGTATTTATAATAAGCGCCTTCTTGTCCCGAGGTACTTTGTTTAGGTCAATAAGAGCTTGGTTACGCTGGAAGTTACGGTAGGTCGCTTCGTCCATTACCTTATCAAGGTTATCATAAGAAGCAATCCATTGCTCGATTTTCTTGGTAGAAATAGGCTTCTGACGAATCTTATCGACAAACGTATTGTCGGGAGAAAGGACATTGGGAATACCATCGCCACTGTCTCCACGCATAATATGCTCGTAAAGATAATTAAAAGGCTTGTTTTCCTTCACAAAGGCTTTCGTCATAGGGGAGAATTGACGAACATTGGGGTACCGCTGGAGCTGAATAAAATCCTTGTCGGCAGAAATGATCATGACGGGCCCGCGCTCGAGGTACCAATGATTTTCGGTTAAGGTACCAATGATGTCATCGGCTTCGATATTCTGGATATGAACCACTTTGTAGGGAAGGTGTTCCTTGACCTCGTCACGAACCACACTCAGGATGCGGAAGAATTCATTCCAATCAAGCCCACTGGCGTCACGGCTGGTCTTACGGCTGGCTTTGTATTGCGGAAAGATTTCCTTGCGCCATGAACCACCGTCACACGCAAGAACCATTGTACCGTATTCCTTGCGGTATTTAAGGTTGTACATCCGCAAAGAGTTTAGGATCATGTGGCGTACCATATCCTCGGAGACGGTAACTTTTTGTGCAAAGATGTTGGAAATGGCAATGCCGGAATAGTCGATGAGTATCATTATGAATCAATCATACCATATTACGGCTCCTTGTAAACCATAAAATTCATCTATTTGATGGTTTACATTTAACCTGTAACCGTTATAATGAATCTCTATTCAACTGTATTAACCAATAAGGACTTACGGTACTTTGTGAGTTGAACACGAGTCACTCTTACACGAATCTGGTCATTGTAGTACTCGTCGGAGAGAATGGCATTTCTTTCCACCTGTTCCTTCATTTCTAAATAGGAACACTCGCTCTTGCTGGTGCATAGGTGCAGAATAATCCTACGGAAATTTATTTTGCCTATTTCATCTAAATCCTTTTGAAGTGCATTGCTGGAACCATAATAGGTCTTCCAGTCCGACTCAACAAGGATGCGCTTCTTTTTCTTCTTGACCGTTTTAAAGCCCTTAAAGAAAAAGAGTTTCTTTCCGACGTACTTACGACCATTCACGAGGTTCTCTATTAAATAGACGAACCCGTAAATTTTTTTTGGGTCTAATTCAATTGGTTCAAACGGAGAGTCATGATGAAGCCACATAATGGCTTATTTATCATTCCTCGTCGATGTCGCCTTCTTCGCTGCAATGATTGCCGCACATTGGGCAATACTCGGGATAGTTCTCTACCGAAGTATCCTCCTCACCTTCATCCACATCAGGATCGATAATCTCCTCTATGAATGAAATGGTGGAGGTGCAACCGCAGCAATAGCAATTAATTTGTACTTTAGGCATTAGGCTTCGCAGGACGCGCAGTTAAGTAGGTTACGACCAAGCTCCTGAGCCGGGTGCGTTCCACGTTGGTAATAGAGTGTCTTAATCTTGTTCTCCCAGGCGTAGATCATAAGCTGATTTACTTCCTTCGGAGAGGTCTTTGGATGGACCATAAGGTTCAAGGACTGACCTTGATCAATGTATTTCTGGCGAGCAGAGGCTTGGATAATAATTTCCTTTTGAGAAATCTCACCGAATGTCTTGAAGACTTCTCTTTCCTCATTCGTGAGGAACTTCAGATGAAGTACCGAACCACCATGGGTCAGGATTGACTTCCATGTATCCTCATCGTTTCTATCGTGCTTCTTGAGCACGTCCTTGAGATATGGATTCTTATAGGTAAAGGAACCCTTGGCCAATTTCT